ATTTTAGACCCGCACTACGAAGTAGTTAATAGCTATGACGGAAAAACATTTAAAGGTCGAGACGTGGACTTTAGTTCATCTAATTGTAAACATATTAAATGTAAATCCGAAACGTGGGGTGGGCTTAGAGAAATATTTGTTAATGCGGAGGGACATGTATCCCCTTGCTGTTATGTTGGTACACAACTAGGTACAACATTTACAATGCCAGATGTTGTACAACTACAGAAAAAAGTACAGGACTACGGCAAAGACTTATTTGATCTTAAAAAATGTTCTTTGTTAGAAATATTAGATAAAGACCATCTGAATCATTTATATGCAGACTCTTGGGACAAGACAGATAATGACAAAATGATGTATTGCTCTAACATGTGCGGAGAAGATAGCCCCATAGATAAAATTTGGAGCCATGATTTAAATACTAGACCAAACAAAACTAATTGGCGTAGACTTCAAGATAAAGACGGCGATAACTGAAATTGCTCAAGTAACCAATCAAAGTCATTGATTTTCTTTAGTTCTTCTAAATTACCTACATTTCCTTCTCCGTAGGTTTTCCCCGCTATTGCTCCGGCGATGGCATAAGATCCAAATAATTTGTCACTGCCTGTTGTACACCAAACATTTAATCTATTGAGTGTTTCTTGATCTTGTTGCCTATCAATAACTTTACTTGCTAATTTAGCACACTCTCTAAATGCGCTTCTCCAAGTGCTGAAAGCATCTGTGTTAAATGCTGTAATGTTTGATACTTCCTTTACAACTTTAAATTTAGAAGAAATACTAGTGGTCATATCAGGTTTTGATAAGTCCATGTTTATAGTTAATCTCCTAGGCAACAACTTTACGCCACCGTAGCCATATATCAAATCATTTACTGGATTTTTGCTGCTCCAGACATGTACTATGTCTTTTTCATAAACTGATACTTCGTGGTCAAAATTAAAATCATCTACTATAATAGCATCGCCGTCAACTACCCAGAACATATCGGTGTCTGCTTTTTGAGCAGCTTTCATATGTGCATTATGTATACCTTTAACACCGTGTATTCGTTTTGCATGTGGGAAACGCTTTTTTAAATTTTCAAAATTTTCATTTGCTGTTTCTTCTTTATAGCTAATAAAAATAATGTCGTAGGGTTTTAATTTTGTAGCGACAATGTCGTGTTTTTTCTTTTCTACTAAAAATCTAAAATCAATTTCTTTCTTAGAAAGTAGCGTGTCTTTTGGTACTAAAGAAATTCCGTTAATTGTTTCTTCCCCACGGAATATATGTTTAAACACATGATTCAATTTTCTTTCAACTGGATTATGATGACTAAAATATAAACTAAAATCAAAAGTATCTAGAACTTCAACTTCTTTAGGAATTATCCAAAATAAATCCGATGTGGCTTTTTCTCTAGCTGCAAGATAATCGTTGTACGTTTCAATCACAAACTTGTCATAGGGTCTAGGCGTTGATGCATTTATCTCTACTTCTTTTTTATCTATATAAAATCTATGATCAAATTCTTTTTTACTAACTTCTTTGTATTTTGAAAACAAAACTATTCCGTCAAAAAATTCTCCGTTTTTAAATACATGAGTTATATTTCGATGAAATGCATCGTATGTTGGAACATAATAATCAAAAAGAAAATCGTCAGCTATAACAATATCATCCCATACTGCCCAGAACATTGCGGTTGAAGATTGCTCTTTTGCATTTAAATAATCGTCGTATGTTTTTATATTATGAATTTCAAATTTCTTAGGAGTTGATGCAATTACATCCATCTCTTTTTTATTCATAAAAAATCTATAATCAAATTCTTTTTGTGTGATATTAGCTGTTTTAGGAAATAGATTTATTCCGTCAAATGTTGTGCCGTTTAACCAAACGTGGGTATATTCTTCATCCCACTTAGATACTCTATATTCAAAATTAAAATCGTCAGCTACTACAACATCATCCCAGACTACCCAAAAGAATTTAGTAAATGCTTTTTTCTTAATGTCGTTAAAAGTTTTTACATTTTCAATTTTTTGAGAGGAGGGGAATTTAGATCGGAAAGACAACCAATCGTTTTCTGTAACACAATGTTTACTCACATAAAAAATATCATACAGCATCTGGAGCTTTTAGATAAGTGTTAGTTAATTTAATTGATTCTTCGTATAAATCTAAAGTATACTTGCTTTGTTTGGCATCTAAATAAGGATAATTAAACCCTAACTGCTGATTTAATTTTGTACCTAAGTCTTGTATATCTTCTTTTATAAATGTATGATTAACGTTTTCTTCGTAGATGTTTTTTAATATTTCAAAATCTCTAACATCTACATAGTTCCAATCAGTGCAATTAGTCATCCATGTACCTAATCTTGCGCCGTGGATGGCATATAAACCATTCTCTTCGTGAGCGCCAACGGTGCTCCACATTTTTAATCTGTGAAGATTGTGCCACCATATCTTTTGTTCTATTTCGTCTGGTGCAACTTTAACTCCATCAAGCAGAGTCATTTTAACACCTTCGCGGAATCCTGCCCGCCACGCTTGGAAAGGACTGCCTGTTACTATTGTTTCGCTATAACATTCCTTAAACTGACGATAGCCATCTTCCCAACAAAAATCTACTTGAGCGCGATCGCTGTCACTAGCTTCGTGTGTTTTCATATCAAGAATAAAATCTTTGCGCCAGATTTTTAATCCGCCATTACCATATAATAATCCGTTGATTTTATTTCTTGCTAACCAGCTGTATACTTTAAGATTAGGATTATCTGTGTCTATTTCTAAATTAAAGAATTTAGGATTAACAATATTATCTGCATCAACGGTTATTACCCAATCAGTTTCTGACATTTCTGCCGCTGCTTTATGTGCGGCATCGCTGCCTTTCACTCCGTGTACACGTTTTGCCCAAGGCACCTTGTTACATAAGTCTGCATAATGCTCGTCAGCATTGGGCTCGTCATAGCTTAAAAATACAATATCAAGTTCTAAAGTTTTCATTTTGTTTTAAACACATATTGATCAAAAATTCTTCTAGTATAGATACTAAATTTTTTAGGCAAAGCGATTGTAAAAACTTTGTCATTGTCTGTTATATCACCAACTAGTACACTTATCATTTCAAAGAGTACATTAGGGTCGTTGTAATCAGTGATAAGAAAAATCATTTCAGTATCACCTTCCCAGATTAGCTTTTTATATTTGCTATTAATAGAAAAAGATAACTTGCTGGTAGTCTCATCGTAGGTTACCGTAACATCCGGGTCGTTAAATAACGACCATTGCTCATCAATAATTCTGTGCAATACATCATCAATTCTAGTAAGACTATGAGTAACAAATTTGCTTAGTTTAATTAATTGTTTTGTAGTTAAATCAACTTTAAATGAAAGCAGAGTTTCCCTTCCTTCAAATACTAAATTTGCAAATTCTTCGTCGATTGGTACTTTGTTTGTTAAGTGGTCATAAGCAGCAGAAGGGCCAATACTAATAACTTGTCCTTCTTCATTGTAAACTGCACTATAAGTTATTGTGCGGGATTGCTGAGATATTAACCATTCGTCAAAATCTATTAGCTCTTGTTCCATGCAATCTCCTCTAACAAACTAATAACTTCGTCGGTGACTAAATCCTTTTCCACATAATGAACAATATCAGTTTGCTGGTAATTTCCAATTTTTAATTTGCCTTCTTTACTAAGATAAAACCCTGCATGTTCAGTGACCTTGTCCGCAGTCCATGGCCAATTCTGTACCATGGGTTTTAAATGAACTAGTTTAGGAAAATCTAATTCGTGTGCAATACTATCCGAAATATCTAAAATTTTTGCTGCAAGAGCAAATGCTTCGTCTGTGCCTACAACCTTAGGCTTGTGATTAGTTAGGTATAAATTTTTAAACTCGCTGGGATTTTTAATAATGTGCCTGCCTAGTGTAAAAAACTCATCGGCGATTTCAGCTTTCTTTTTAAAGAAAGTAAACATAGAATATAAATTTGGAAGATCGTTTTTTGTAAAAGCCTTCCTATAATAATCATCTGTTATAACTTCTCCTCTATATGTAAATGCTCTGTTGGCAACATATAGATCTTTATTTTCAATCAGGTAGTCAATCCAATGGCTGTAATCTCTTAAGAACAGCATGTCTGCATCAATGCATACCGTGTTAGTAAACGGAGATAACTTGTCCATCCAACTTCTACCGTCCCAAAACGTTTCTTGATTCCATTCAATTACAAAATCAAACACCCAAGGACTTTTTAATTTCTTTACTAATAAGGGATTATCAATAACCAAAGCTACTTGATCATACCCAGGTTTCTGTGTATTTTTAATTGATAATGCTGCTGCATAAGCGCACTTGAGATAATCGATACTAGCGTTAGACGATACTACTATTAAATATCCAAACGTCATACCATCTCCAATAACTTATCTTTATGCCTAATTATACTTTGTTTATTCATCACATGAACATCTGTATTAGTTGTAGTAGCTGCCCAGAAGCTGCCGCAGTTATTTGGTTTATCAATTAGGAATACCAAAGAATCATCTTTAATTTCTACTAAAATATCTTTGTCAAAGACGCTGAACACAGGAGGTAAAGTATAAACAAAGTCAGTTTCAAATCCGTTCATAACATGTTTGGCGACGCTAAACGCAATGTCATTTCTAAATTGTTTAGAATTAAATCTAAACAAATCTGCATAATATCTGTAATTGTCTTTAATAAAATCAACCAATTTAAAAAAGAATCTGCTTTCTTGGCTTTTATCAAACATTACGGTTGTTGCCCAAAACATATGAATTCCAGTTTCCCCAACACGCTTGTCTAATACACCAGAACGCTCTCCGGTGATATCATTTAAAGAATGTCCCATCATCACAGGAGCATCAATGTCCCAATATTCGTTTAAAGAGTTTGAAAATATCAAATAATCGCTGTCAATCAATAATGTTTTGTCATAAGGTGATAAATCCCATACAGAAAATCTATTTGAATTTTCAAAAGGAATTATTTGGCTATCAAACCCGTCGTGTAATATCCGTGTGTTTTTTGTTACTGGTTTTGCAACTTCTATAATTTTGTCAAATATAGAATTGGCTTTTTCCCATGTGTTTGTTTCTTTCATCCAAGCAATAGTCCACTTGTCAGTTACTAAACTAACTGGCAAGTTTAAATTCTTTTTAGCAAGGCCGCCGGCGATGATTGCCATCAATCCATAGTCAACATTTGGATTATTATGAGCGAAGATTAAAACACCTTTGGTCATAGATCTAATAATTTCTCCACTGCTCTGCTAGATTTTATCTTTTGATATTCCTCTAGATATTCGTAGGTGGCGGTAAAATATCTATCCAATATTTCTTCTTTAAATTCTGTAAGGTCAGAAATTAATATTGGATTTTCGTTAACATCGATCAACGGAACATTTTCTACACGACCTAGATCAATTAACATCTGAACAAATGTAATCAGCGATCTATCAATTTTGAACAGCCCGCCGTTGCAGCCGTACATCAGCTTTGCGTTAATTTTTTCTTTGAGGGTTTTTCGCTGAATCGCTAATGTTTGCCTATAGTTTGAAAAATCTAAGGCTTTTTGTAGACGTTCGTCCATGAGATCTCCTATTAAGTACGCACATTATTTATGTGGTACTCAATAGGAGTAAAAAATTAAGTTCCGGTAATTGAACTTATAGTAGATGATGCAGGAGCAACAATAGTAAAGGATCCAGCTGGTTGTAAGAATCCGCTGGCTCTAACAGCGTCCATATTGATTGTTAATGTTCCATCAACGTAGTCGTCTGGTGCTACTTCGGGTCCTGTATCAGTATAGTCATCGACCCAGGTTATTCTAAATGTAATAATGTTAGCAGTACCTGCAGAATTATTTGCAACATTACATAATGCTTCAATTTTCCACTTGTTAGCAGAATACGGGCTAATTGCTGATAACGAATAAAACTCTTGATAGCTGCTTGTTAAATTAAAGAAATTAATGGCAGGTGTTGCACCACCAAATACTTGTGTACCTGCTGTAGACAAAACATTGCTCCATGCTGTGTTTTGTTGACTACTTGTTCCGCCTGTTCTAGAACTTGAAAAACGAATTTTGCCGCCGCTGTTAAAAAAGAACCTAGCTTGTTCTGCCGTGTTGAATGTAACTGATGCAGTACAACTAACTGAGCTATACCAAGAAGTAGATCTGTTAGTAGTCTGTAAAGCGTCTGTTACAAATTGACCGACACCCAAATCAAATCTGTTTGAGGTAGCTTGGTCTGCTAATGTATTGTATTGATAGTTTGGATTTGATGCACCGTATCTAATAACATCGCCTACTGCTACGGTAGTAATAGAAGGTACCGATCCAGTTTGATGAAAAATTGCATTATACAAATCGTATCTAAGAGCATCCCATTGTGCTTTTGTTACGGTATTACCCGAAGATACACTAGAACTAAATGTAGTTTGGCCGTATCCAGAATTACCAGATCCAGTACTCATAACATTAATAATCTTGTTTCGTATTGTATTATAATCCGATTCTGAAATTAAATCACCGATTGCCATGTCCTATCCTTATAATACCAATGCTTCGATTGTTTTCACGCCTTCATCATCACTTGTTTCCAAAGCAACAGCAAAGACTCCGCTTGCATGTGGCACTGCCATCATTGCGCATCCGTTATTTGCTGCAATTAAATCGTCGCCTTTCTTAATACGGCCAATAACTTTAACAGGAACGCGACCTTTCAGGGCAATGTATGTACCACCTTCTAAATCTTTGTTCATCATAAACGCTGGATTTGTACTTACTACTCCAATTGCACGTTTACCCCAAGAACTGGCTGTAACCTCTTTTTCGCCACCGACGACTACTACGGTTCCTGCTTCGTAATCTGCATCAGCTAGATATTTTTCTGCAAGGTCAGCATATTGTGCTGCGGTTGCAGTGCCATTGAATACATTAGCTGTTAGGTTTCCGGAGCTGTCTCTAGCTGCAATCGAATTGCCAGCTGCTGAAGTTTTTGCTGATCTATAACTAGGATCAGTGTCTACAGCGGCATTATCTACTTTTAATCTATCTGTTTTATCAGTAGTACCAATAAATCTTGTTGCGGTAATATTTGAAGAACTATCTCTTAGTGCAATAGAGTTTGCAACTGCACCCAATTCTCCAACTAAGCTGTTTAATGTTAGTGCATTTGAAGCTGTACCTGTAACGCTACCAATAACGTTACCGTTTAATGTTCCTGTAAAAGAACCAATAAATGTTTTTGTTGTTGCATTAAAGGATACGGTATCATCTGATGCAATAACATTTCCTTTGTGTATGCCAGTAGTATTACCAGTAACATCACCAGTAACATTTCCTATAAAGGTTGTTGCATAAATGTTTGCATATTTGCTGGTATTACTACCAACATTAAAGAAATTATTTGTACCTGGAAGTATTGCTGTAGATGTAAAAATGGCAACATCTCTTAAATCACTATCAGATACTCTAATTCTAATAGATAAAGTATTGCCTAAACGATTTTCAATAACTGGTTCGTCGCCGTTTTCAATTCTAAATCTAATATCGTTTTGATCGCCAAGTGTAAATCCTGCATCGCTAAAGCTAATTTCTTGGTCGAAAGCAATTTCGCCTGTTCTAATATAGTCACTGGCTAAGTAACCACCTAATCTTGCAGAGTTAGAAGCGGTTCCCCAAAAGTAATGATCTGTTGATGTTACGCCAGTAGACCCGTTAGTATTAATAAGGTTGATACCTTTCTTAATTATATTGAAGCCTGTAATAGGATTTATTGTGCTGTTTAATGTAAATGCATCTTTACTAACAATTGCAATTATTTCGCCGCCAGATTGAACTTTAACAATGGAATGATTGTTGCTGATATCGTCTTTTACAACCTGAGATATCACTGCACTTGCACCTAAGTCTGGGGCAGTTTCAGGCCCGATTAACACAAAGTCTGCACCGTTCCATGCATATAGTTGTTCTGCACTGGTATCAAACCAAAAATCACCGGCTTGTAAACCAGACGGAGCTGTAGGGCCTACTTCTGCACCACTTGCTGTTCTAAATTGACTACCGTCGTAAAATTTTAATTTTTTATTGCCGCTATCGTACCAAATTTGTCCGGTTACTACTTTAGGAGGTGCTGTTGTATTAGCAAAATTCTCCATTAAATGCAAGAAGTTTTCGTTTTGTACTTCACCATAACCTGCATAATTCTTACCTACAAATCGTAAATCAGTGGTGGTATCAATGGTTCCGTCATCTACCGAGACTAAAAAAGTTCCATTAAATTTATCTACTTGATATGCCATTGATCAACTCCGTTATAACTATTATTTATCGCAAATAACATCATTTAAATTCTGCCTACAGCTACTTCTATTATGCCTTCAATGCCGTTAAAAGCTTCTAGAGCTTTACCAATAACCGTTCCAACTTGTGGAGAACGGCAAGATCTTGCAAAACCGCTGCCTGCACTAATTAGCATATCACCTTTTTCTACTTTTCCCCTAACTTTACACGGTGTTCTACCCTGTAATGCTATTGCTGCTACATTATCACCCTTACAATCGCTGTTCATTAAATATGCAGGATTAGTTGTAACAACACCTGCTACTTTACTAGTAGCATCTTCTGCTAATGTAACTTCAAATTCTCCGCCGAATTCTAAAACCGTACCAGGCTCATAGCTAGCATCTGCTACATAGTTTTCAGCCAAGTCTGCATATCGTGCTGATGTAGCGATACCGTAAAAATAGTTGGCATGTACGTTATTCCATTTGTTGGTAGAAATGCCTAAGTTTGCTACATCTTCCGAATCAGGAACAAAAGCAGGTGCAAATGGACCTCCTAATGTTAACGATTCTGTTGAATTTATAAAAGAAAAAGTAGAAACATTTCCGGGCTGTGAAGTATCAGAAACTTCTACTTTAATAACTCCAGCATTTCCTTTGATCTTAGGAATGATTCCATCAACATTGATAACCAACGGAGCAATAGTTGTACTTGGGCCACCAAATGTTAAATTACCTAGTACGCTGATATCTAATTCAGTTAGCGTCCCTAAAGAAGTCAATGAAGACTGCTGTACATTTGAAGCTAAAATATTTCCTGTTACATTGGTTCCTAATACCGGAACCGTTACATCTTGAGATCCATCAAAGTCAACTCCGTTGATTTTTCTTGCAGTTTCAAATCTAGATGCTGTAAGTGCGTTTCCAGACAATGTTGCCCCAACAAATTCAACGGCTTCGATTCTATTAAATGTGCTTGTGCCAGATGCGGCTGTTACATTACCCGTCACATTGCCAATTAAATCAGCGGTGATCGTACCGGCTTCAAAATCTCCAGCACTATCTCTAGCTACAACTTTACCTATAATATTCGAGGGCGATGCATCAACTGACCAAGTTACTTCTGAAGATCCGTCAAATGAGGATCCAGATATGTAAGTTCCTTTAATTAAAGAATTAGTTGTACTTGCTTTAATTGTAATATCACTTTGTCCGTTAAAAGAAACTCCGTTGATATCTCGAGGTGTTTGTAACCTAGTAGCAGAAAACGCATTTCCTTCTAATGTCCCATTAAAACTTTTAGAAGAAGAAATTGTAATGCCTGATTTTATTTCTTCAAATCCTGTGATAGGATTAAGTGCATTTAATGTAAAAGTTGTAGCAGACATTACTGCCAATGTCACATCATTAACTAATACTTCAAGTATAGGGTGATTTACATCGTCAATGTCTAAAACTTTTTTAGATCTAATCTTAGTAGCACCAAAGCCATCTAAGCCTTCTGGTCCTATTAATTTCCATGCACCGCTTTCGTATACGTGCAATTGATCGGTTTCCGGTTTGTACCATAAGCTGCCGTCAAACCCTGTAGGTTCGACACTGGCAACAAACGCAGATCCAACTGGGCCCCATTCTGTTCCGTCATAGATATTTAAAGACTTGGTTTCAACGTTATACCAAGTTTGCCCAGTGATAGGCCTTGATGGAGGATTTGAATTTGCAAAATTTTCTAATAAAAATAGAAAATTCTCATTTTGTACTTCACCGTATCCTGTGTAATTTCGTCCTAACAGGCCTAAGCTGGTAGACGTGTTTAGAGTACCGTCCTCTAAAACTACTAACTGCGTCCCGTTAAACCTGTTGATTATATAAGCCATTCGTCGCTCCCTACATATTTACTCATTAAGGTACAAATGTCCATGAGCCACTTATAACCTGGAATGTTTTAACCGTTCTCGATACCGCCAATCCAGGTGCTGCAATTGTGGCTGTTGAGAACGTAACGTTGTTTAGACCAAATGCTGTACCAGTCGGTGTTACAAATTCTGTTGTACTTTGGGACTTAACTGCATTAATATCTAAGTTTGTTGTTCCGTTAACTAAGAAAGAACACAGAATACG